ACTCGAAGCAGAAGAACATTCTCAGTATGCTGGCAAATTTAAGTCAGCAGAAGATCTTGAAAAGGCTTACCTAGAACTTCAAAAGAAACTAGGTCAGAAAGAAACCGATGAGTCCTCTTCGACAGAAGAAACCGAGAGCGATGACGGCGGAGATGCTATCCAGGATGAAACTGAAACCCCGGTAGCTAAACGTGTCAGCTTCCTCAAGGAGGCATCGGAGGAGTATTACTCCAATGATAATCAACTTAAGCCTGAAACAATCGAGAAGCTTAAGGAGATGCCTTCGGAAGACCTCATCGAGGCATACATGGAATGGCAAAAAGGTAATCCAACCGTCCAAACACAGCCTCTTTCTGATGATGCTGCTAAGGACATTGTTGCTTCTGTCGGGGGACAGGAAGCTTATAACGACACCCTAGCATGGGCAGCCGATAACCTCAAGCCTGAGGAAGTTGCTGCTTATGATAATGTTGTTAACAGCGGCAATAAGGATGCTATCTTCTTTGCTGTTCAAGCCCTCAATCAACGTTATAAGGATTCCGTTGGGTTTGAAGGTCAACAAGTGTCAGGCAAGGCCCCGAAGAGTACGGTCAAAGGATTCCGTTCTAATGCTGAACTAGCAGCTGCTATCAGTGACAGGCGGTATCGCAATGACCCTGCTTATCGGTTTGATGTCGAACAAAAACTAGCCGCCTCTGGCGACTTGCTCTAAAAAGGTTTCCCTATGGCAGCTCGTAAACCCAAACTGGCTCAATCCATGCCGATTGATCCTAAAAAACATAAGGATGCCCAAAAGCAACAAAAGCTTTACAACAAGGGCAAGGGAACAGATAACCCTTACGAAAAGGATATGTTCCTCAAACGCAGTGGTCCTCAACTTCCACTGGCCAAGGGGTCAGCTAAAAAGCCCACTAAAGGGCGCAGTAAGCTGGCCTAACAAAATGGATGCGTTGTAAGCAATATAAAAGTTCTTTGCAATTTACTCATGCTACCTCTTCTAACTACTCTGTCTGTTATCAGCTCTTGGTATGGTCCTGGCTTCCACGGAAACCTAACTGCCAATGGCGAACGATATAATCAAAACGGCCTTACGGCAGCGCACAAGACACTACCCTTTGGAACCAGACTTAAAGTTTGCTTCAACAGGTGTGCCGTTGTTCGGGTCAATGATCGGGGTCCCTACGCTCATGGTAGGAGTCTTGATCTAAGTAAAGGTGCGGCTGATAGGATCGGTCTAACCGGCTCTGGAGTTGGCAAGGTCTCAGTAACGAGGCTAAATTAAAAATGGATTGGGGGCACCTCGGAGTAGGACCCCCTTTTCCCTTGAGGAAGGATACCTCGCTAAAAAACCAGCCGGTTGGAGTATTGGCCCGCTGCGGTGGACACCCAATACTACATACGTATTGCCTAAAACCCGAATATTATTTGCGCAACAACTCCTAGATCTAGGGAACTGATAAACATTATTCATTCCCAAAACAATGACTGCAACTGTATCTTATCTTGGCGCCGCTAATAAAGCTGGCGGCCAATCTCCTACTTATGCTCAGCGGACTAACCTGTTCCTGAAGCTCTTTACGGGTGAGGTGTATGAAGCCTTCCGTAACTCTACTATTGCTAAGGATCTGGTGATGAACCGGACCCTGCGTGGTGGTAAGCAAGCTCAATTCATTCACACTGGCCGCATCTCGGCTGGTTACCGCACGCCTGGTGTGCCTATCCTCGGTTCGGGCAACCCCCCGGCAGCCGAAACCACCATCGCGCTGGATGACCTGCTGGTGGCATCTGCCTTCGTTGATAACCTCGACGAAATCATGAGCCAGTATGACATCCGTGGCCCTATTGCCCGTCAGATCGGTCAAAGCCTGGCTGAGTTCTATGATCGCCGTATCTTCCGCGTTCTGGACCGCGCCTCTGCTGCTTCGGCTGCTGTGACTGGTGAGCCTGGTGGTTTCCAAATCAACCTCGGTGCCAACAAAGAGTATGATGCTCAGGCCCTGGTTGATGGCTTCTTTGAAGCTGCTGCCCGTCTTGACGAAGTGGCTGCTCCTAAGGATGGCCGCGTGGCTGTTCTGAGCCCCCGTCAGTACTACGCCCTGATCTCTCAGGTCGATACCAACATCCTGAACCGTGAGTACGGTGCTGCCGGTGGTAGCCTGAACTCTGGTGATGGTCTCTATGAGATCGCTGGTATCTCCATCAAGAAGTCCAACAACATCCCCTTCCTTGGGAAGTATGGTTCGGCTGCTGGTGCTGCTATTGACGCTGCTGCCGTGACAGGTGAGAACAACACCTATGGTATTGCCACCGACTTCACCAACAGCTGTGGCCTGATCTTCCACCGTGACGCTGCGGGCGTTGTGGAAGCTATCGGACCCTCCGTTCAGACCACTGGTGCTGACACGAAGGTGATCTACCAAGGCGATGTGATCGTGGGCCGTCTGGCCTATGGTTGTGGCGCTGTGCGCGTCGGCGTTGCCGGTGCGTTCCGTAACACCTGATGACGGATCTCCTAATTTGATTTAAATTAGGATTTAATTAGGAGGTAGCTTATTGAAGGTTACCTCCTTTCCCTTTAATTACCTGCCCCGAACAATGACGACAACCCTCCAAGCTATCAACCAAATGTTGACCGGCATCGGGCAGGCACCTGTGGTGTCGCTCGACATCGCCAACCCAGAGATTGCTACAGCATTGAGCATTCTTGAAAATGTCAATCGTGAAGTTCAAGGAGAAGGCTGGCATTTTAATTCTGAAATTAAGTACCCCTTCACTCCTGATGCAAATGATGAGATTGTCATTCCCGACAATGTTCTCCAATTGTCAGACAACAAATACGAGAACGTTCAACAGTATCAAACAGTAATTAGAAACGGCAAACTTTACGATAAAATTAGCCATAGTTTCACCTCTTGGATTGTAAGTCCAGTTTTGTGTGATGTAGTATGGTTATTCCCATTTGAGGATCTTCCCCAGGTCTTTAAGGACTATATTACCCAACGGGCTGCTCGTGTGTTTGCGGGAAGCGTTGTTGGATCTCAAGATATGTTTAAGTTTAATGCTCAAGATGAAACCATGCTGAGGGCTAACTGTATTGCTTATGATACAGGAACGTCTGAGGTAAACATTTTTGGTGTTGAGACAGGTCAGAACTTCTATATCTCCTATACTCCGTTCCGCACGATTGCACGATAATGGCAGCTATTTCTCAGAAAATTACTAACATTATTGGTGGTGTTTCTCAGCAACCAGACTCCATTAAGGTTGGTAATCAATTGCGGGTCTGTGATAACTACTATCCAGACGTAGCTACTGGCTTGACAAAACGGCCAGGGCTTAGGGGAATCAGTAAACTTACCAATGCCGTTGCTGATGGTACGTGGTTTACAATCTTTAGGGATGATAAAGAAAAGTACATCATTCAGTTTAGTAAGGCTGGAGTACTGAGGGTTTGGAGTGCAAACAACGGTGTTGAGCAAACGGTTAATACGGTGGCTGCTGAATCCATCGCTTATGCCACTCACACAAATTCAGCAGATCTTCAGACCCTTCAAATTAATGATTATATCTTTGTTCTTAATCGAACGAAGACAGTAGCCGCAGGAGCAACCTCAAGTGCTGCTCAGACGCCTTATGCCTTTGTTACCGTCAACACTGTTGCATATAGTTCTACCTACACGATTAAGCTTGATGCTACATCGTTCTCGTATGCAACGACTACAACTTCTACTACTCAACTAAACGTAGCAGATATTGTTACCAATCTTGTTTCATCCATTAATGGTAATGCTAACTGGGTTGCTCAGGGTATTGGTAATACCATTCAGATAAGACGAGCAAACAATGCTGACTTTGCTATTGAAGCTCGTGGTGGCAATACCGGCACCGCCATTGATGCGTTTAAAGGTTCTGTTATTTCGGTAGCACAACTTCCCCGTCAATTTGTCAATAACCTGAAGATTAAAATTGCTGGTTCTGTTGAGTCAGGTGCTGATGATTATTGGGTAATTTTTAAGACCAGTGATAATACCTCAACGGGTACTGGATCTTGGGAAGAAACAATTGCTCCTAGCACAATCACTGATTTCAATGAGGAGACCATGCCTCATGTGATTATTAGGGAAGCTAATGGCACCTTTACTTATCGGCAGCTAGATGAAGCTTCGGCTATTGCTAGTGCGGGCACGTCCTCGGTAACGGGTATTCCGACAGCCGTATCCATTACCTCTGCAACGAGTGGTGGTCACGTTGTTGATGAACAATTTGAGGTTACTGGTGGGACTGGTAAGAACCTTAGACTTCGTGTCAATAAAGTCAAAACCGTAACGGTCTCTAATAGTTATGCTGCTAACTCTAGTAGTTATGTGAGACAACAGAAAACGAGAAGTGTTTTTGGCAGTAGTAAAACTGGCGTTTCATTTGCCACAATAACAACGTATTACTGGTACTTAAATAATGTTCAAATTGGTGTCACATCCAACGATAATCCACTGGTTATTGGTGATACTACCTATGTCATTAATAGTAGCTTCCAAAACATCAGCAACCAGCTTAGGGCTGGACTAACTAGCATTCAAACCACTAATGGGGTTATTGATGCTATCAGTATTCAGCAAGCGGGGCAAGGATATACAGCTTCTAATGTTGTTAGTAATATTGCGGGTGATTCGTTTACCATTACCACCGTTAGCACAGCCCCTCTGGAAGGAGACGCAAACCGTCTTAACTACTGGAAGTATCGGGAAGTAGGGGACATTACTACTAACCCAATGCCTTCCTTTGTTGGTGCGGTCATTGATGCTATTGCTTTTTATAAGAACAGGATTGTGTTTTCCAGCAGGCAGAATGTCATCTGCTCACAGGCTGGAGATTACTTTAACTTCTTTGCTAGCACAGTTATTACCATTGTTGATAGCGATCCTATTGACCTTAGTGCCAGTAGCCTTAAACCTATCAAATTAAATCATGCTCTTCCATCTTCTCGTGGATTGCTGCTGTTTGGCGATAATGCTCAGTATATCCTAGAAACAACCACAGAGTCCTTTTCTCCCAAGACTGCTGAAATTAACCTTCTCTCTTCCTTTAGCCAAACAGATCGCATTTCCCCAGTAGATATTGGGTCTAGCTATTTGTTCCTTGAAGAAGGGGAAAAGGCTTCATCTATCTATGAGATGGATATTAAGGATAGTCCTGGTGCTAGGTCTGATGCAATTGAATTGACAAGGATTATTCCTACTTATATTCCTGCTGCTATCTATGGCATGAAGGGGTCGCCATCTGCTGGTACTGTTGCTCTTCTCAGTAAGCAAGAACTTAGCAGCATGTATCTCTATCGGTTCTTCCAGCAAGGGGACAATAGGATTTCTGGTTGGTTCCGGTGGAATCTTCCCGGTACGATTGAGTTTGTTGACTTCGACCAGGATATTATGTATGTTGTTACCAAACATGGTACTAACTACGTTCTCAGTAAGGTGTCCTTATTGACAGATACCCCTAGCGAATCACTTCTCTTTGAGGGACAGTACCTTGATGTAAGGTTGGATCTTTTTGATTACAACCCCACCCTTACCTATAACGCTGGCACTGATCTGACACACATCTGCTTTAAGGATGGGTTTGAGGATACCAACGAACAACCCGTATTGGTCTTTTTGAAGCCTGATGTTGCTGGTTATTTTGAAGAACAAACTCTTCAATACGATGCTACTAAACCTGTTGGGCAGAGGTATTTCCTAACCCTTGAGGGAGATCAAACGTCTTCTAACTTTGCCATTGGTTATAAGTATGAGGCACTGGCACAGCTGCCTGCTTTCTACGTTATGAAGGACGAGACAAGGGGCCTTAAGGATACCCTTAATATTCCTAGGATTAATCGCCTAAGGGTGAATAGTTATAACTCTGGTCCATATCGGGCAGTGATCAGGTCTGAAGGTAGAGAAGAGTTTTCTTTGGAACTGCCTCAGGTCAATGCTGACTATTACCGGGCCAATAATATTCCTATTATCCGTAATGCTCAAAGTACCATTCCCGTTATGGCTAAGGGTAATCAATTTGAATTTGAATTGATTGCTGATAGTCCATTCCAAACGGCCTTTACCTCCATTGATTGGGAAGGAACATACGATAACAAAGGAATTTCCTCATTGTAATTCATGCAACCGCTACTCCACCCAGCGAGCCGCTCAGACGCAATCTGGGTGGCTCAGCACCTACAAGAAGATGATCGAAGGGAACTAGAGGGTCTTGGCCATAAAATTATGGAGGCCACCCTCTGCCTTTCTATGGACCTCTCAGACAACCCTGTGACCTTCAGGAATCCCCTTGGAGAGATCTGCGGGATAGCGGGGGTATCCAGAACCGATGCCCATTGCGGAGCCATATGGATGCTTACTACGCCATGTGTCCGTCCGTATCCCAAACTATTTTTTAAGGAGGCTAAGAAATGGGTCGAACAACAGACCTCCTATGAGATGTTACATAACATTGCTGATCCAAGGAATCGTCTTCACATGAAGCTACTTCATATGCTTGGGTTTAAAAAGCTTATGTATGTTACCACTCAAACCAATCTTACTTATGTTGAATTTGCTAAACTAACTAAATCATGTGTGACGCCGTAGTTATTGGGGTTGCAACGGGCTTGATGAGCGCCGTTCAATCCATTGCTGGTTATCAAGCTCAAAGTCAAGCTGCCTCTGCCTCAGAGAGAGCCTATCAACAACAACGTAACCTAAACCAGGAAGCTGCCAATCGCGCCTATCAACAACAACAACTTAAGATGAAGGGTGAGATGGATAAAGCATCTCAACAGGCAGAGCAGGGCCTTGTGAGGCGTCTCCAGGCGCAGGGTACTACCTTGTCTGCCGGACGTACTGGACAGTCCATCGGAGGTCTTCTAGCCGACGCTGAGCGTGTGGAAGGGAAGGATCTGGGTACGCTTGGTATGAACCTAGCCTATGCTCAACAGGATTACTTCTTTGGCATGGAAAGTATTTATAATCAACAGAAGAACGCTGACATCTCTGCTGCCTCTCAGAGGCTTGCTAAGCCCAGCGCGGGTGGACTTGCGTTGGGACTTGCGGGTTCTGCTCTTTCTGGCGTGTCTGCATTCCAATCACTTAAAGCACCTTCTGCCGGTGGTGGGGCCCCTAAACCCACTCCAATCCCTGGAGCATCATTACCCGGTGGACGAGCCGGAACCGTTATTCGTTGGAGTTAATCAGTGGCTAGTATTTATGAATCCCCTGGCCAGCAGGTTGCTTTAACTGGATCTCAAGCAGGTGTCTCCTTTCAACCAGTTCAAGCATACGATCAAAGTCGGCAAATGCTTCAGCAATCCGAAAGGGACCTTAGTGCTTTTGCTCAGTTTAGTGATACACTTACTAGGTTCATTACTGATAAAGCAAAGGAGAAGAATGAACAGGAAATGCAACTTGGTATTGCTGATATTGTTAATGGAGAACTTGTTCCCAGCCCACAAAAATTAGCAGAATATCAAGCCGATGTAATCACTCTTAAAACGGCTGCTGAAGAAGATAGTAGGATTGCTAAGGATATTTCTGAACAAGGAAATTTAGCAGTTGGTCAACAATACAAAGTTGACAGCAAACCTGTGTCTGGATGGCGGGCCTATGGTCGTGCGGTTGGATCAGCCAAGATGGTTGCTTCCAATGCTCAAGGCTTTATGGCCGCTTGGATGACAACAAAGGACCCCATCCTTCAAACCAGAGATGGTAGGATGATTTCTCCTGCTGAGGCAGCTTCTAGTACTAATCCTGAAGATATTCAAGCAGCCCTAGCAATGGGTCAGCAAGAGTTGATTCGGCAAAGCGGTATTCAAGGTATTAACCCCATAATTATTGCTGAGCATTTGGCTCCTACCCTTCAAGCGGTTAGAGGGCAGATGTTCTCCAACACTCTTACTGCTGCTGTTGCTAAGCAGAAGCGGACCGCTATCTCTGACGAGCAAGGGGAAGTTCGTGGTGCCTTTAGTAATCCTGATCTTACCACAGACGAAATGTTTGAGGCTTATCAAAGAACTGTCAGCAATCTGGTTATCAATGGAGACATGGCTCGTGGTGAAGCTAATGATTTAGCTACTAAAGAGATTCTGGACACCATTAAAACCATGCCTCCTGTTCAGGGAAGGGAAATGCTTAATCGACTTAGCAATGTTCGCAGGATTGCTAATGATCCAAATAGCATTACTCTTGGCCTGGCTTATGGTGCTGATTTTGATGAGGCTCTTGCTGCCATTGATGGTAAGGAAGAAGCTTATAATCAGAAACTTGAAAGAGAAGAAGCTAAGGCTGTTGAAACCGCAGTTACCCTGCTAAGAGCTGCTCAAATGGATCCTAATACAGATCCAACTGAACTTAAACAGCAGACTAATATTGTCAAAGATATGCTGGCTCAAGCAGCAAAATCTGGCAATAAAGAAGCACTGCGGCTACAGACAGAACTTTTAGCAGAACCAACTAACGTTGATTACCGCCTGTATCATCAATACAGAGCAGGCATTGATCAAGGTAAGCGGCCCTCCGATACTCAAATTGATGCGGACGTGGCTGCTGGTAGGTTGACTACCGAAATGGGCAGAGAGCTGAAGCAGTGGGCGGTTAAAGAGATTGATGATGGGTTTAAGAAACAGTTTGGCAAGAGTATCGAAGATGCTGTCAAAGATAAACTCACTCTTGATGGAGCTATTGATCTTAATCCTTACTCTAACAAACCAGTCAATAACTCTCTCCATGTTCAGCAAATTACAAATGATTTGACTCGTAATGCTCTGGTTTGGGTAAAAGCTCAAAGGGCAAAGGGATTGAATCCCGATGATAATGATATTAATGAGTTTGTCCGTAAGCAATTGCCTGAAGTTCAATCAAGATACTTTTCTTATAGCAAAGAAAAAGGTTGGATACCTAAGGCTCTTAGTAGCAACCCCGAATTAACCCCTGATCGCATCAATAGTGCTCTTGGTGGGTATGTTCCTAATGCTGCTGGGTTCAATCCAAGGACCATTCAACTGCGTAATCTGAACTCCGGTTCGGCAAGACTGTTGAGTGCAGAAGAGGTTACAGAAAGTGTTGAACGCCTAAAGGCTGGACAACCAGTAGCTGCTAGGATTCAAACCTTGGCAAACTCTACTCTTGGTGGACTACCTGCGTTGCTTCAACAGCAATCAGTTCATAATAAACTTGATCCAAAGGTTGTTCAAGGACTTCCGTTTGTTCAACAGAATGCTCAATACTCGGCCATTGCGCCGTGGGCCACGAGGCGTTTGAATGCCTCAGGTGGTAACTATCTTCAACAAACCCTTCAACTTCAGCGCATCCAACAGGCACAGCTTAGGAGGCAACGTATGGAATCTAGTATGGGAATGGCTCCGGTAACTGATCTACGCCCCGGTGTAACGATTGGTATGCGTGAGTATTTGCAACTTGGACTTCAGAATGGCCTCAGTAAGGAAGAGGCGATTGAAATGGCTGCTATTGGAATGGCTGAATCCACTGGCAATTCAGGGGTTAGAAATACCAATCCAAATACTGGCGATGATTCGTATGGGTTGTGGCAGATTAATATGATTGGCAATCTTGGTCCTGATCGTCTGCGTCGTTACGGTCTTCGTAGCGCAGAGGATTTAAAGGATCCAGAAACCAACGCTCGTGTCATGGCAACCATGCTTAGGACAGATGGTAAAACAGCCTGGGGCGCTTTTAAAGATAAGCGTTACCTCCAATACATGTCTGAAGCTCGTAGGATGTTTGCGGAGATACAGGGGTCAAATTTTAATTCTGCCCGTGGTGGACGGGCTAATTTTAACCCCACCAATGTTCAATCAATTCGCATTGAAACTTCTGGTGCTAACTTCCAACCTGGCATGGACCTTTGGTTCGCTGATAAGCAATTTGGAGCTGTTCTTCCAGGTACTGTCAAAGAGATCCGTCCTAATAATGGCAGATATGGCAACATGATTGTTGTTGAATCCGTAGATACTAAAACAGGCCAACCCGTTGATGTAGTTTATGCTCACCTTGATAACTTCAATGTTCGGGAAGGGCAACGCATCAATGTTGGAACTGTTGTTGGTAAGCAAGGAGGAACAGGACGTGTGAGGTCTGCTGATGGTACAATTGCAAGTGTTGATTTTCTAGCTCCAGCACCCAGGGGAAGTAATAGCATGACACCATATTCTAGGTGGCAATCGCTTGCTACTGAAATTAAAACCCGAATTGAATCGGGTCGATTTTAATAAGGACTTAACTGTGCGCGGTTAGGTCTTTTTTTTACTCTTCTGTCTGCGGACACACTTAACATGTCTCAACTAACTGGCCCTGTGGGGCTCGGACCTATCGAACCTCACTATTACAGCGGTGAGTATGAGAAGGAACAAGAACGAATTAAAGCGGCTGAACAGCTGCAAATTCAAGAACAAACCAAAGAAGCAGCAACTCCTAAGACCTCTAATCCTATTCAAGGGCTTCTTGACCTAGGCGGCGGCTCTGTAGGAAAGGCTATTAAAAGTACCCTTGATGTTGTGGCTAATCCTGTTGCGGCAGCTACTCAAAAGGTTGGTGAAATCACTGGCAATAAGGCCATGGTTGAAACCAGCAAAGAAGTACGGCGTGTTTCTCAAGAAGCAATCATTGGTAGTCTGACTTCGGTTGTCGATACTGCTGATCTTCTTGGTGATGTCGTCAAGGTAGGTGCTAGTAAGCTCACTGGCCGAACCGTCAAGCCTACTGAAGATCCGTGGAGTGATCGGTACACTGCTGCTGTTACTTCCTTTGGACTTGAAAAGCCAAAGACACAGATCGGTCAAATTAGCGCAAAGCTTGCTCAGTTTGCATTGATCACTAAGGCTGCTGCTACCGCGGCTCCTAAGGCGCTGCTTACTTTGGGAACAAAAGGAGTGGGACTTAAAGGGGCAATTGCTTCAGGCATTGTTCCTGGTGCTGTTGCTGACTTCATGCTTACCAAGGCAGAAGATGGTAACTTTTCCCAGATGATTCAAAATCTGGTTCCTAAGGACAATCCTCTTCATGATGCCTTCCTTTTGGCAACCAAAGACAGCGATAGTTTAGCCCTTAAAAAGGTTAAAGGTGTCCTTGAAGGGGGAGTATTTGGAGCAGTTGCTGATGGTTTGATGTGGATGGCCTTTGGCCGTACCGCCGCTCAAGCAGCCAAAGCAGCTGGTGATAGTGATGAAGTTGCCCTTGCTAAAGGCTTAGAAGCCAGCAAGACAGCAATGAAAGAGGTTGATGCCCAGCGTACTAAGAACATTGAAAAGGAAGCCTCTCGTTGGGCTGAAGTTCATCAAACTGAAACTGAAGAGCTTCTTAATCTTGAACGGTCGTTGATGGAACGTGAAGAAGTTTTTAAAGCTTCTAAAGTTCCTGATACTGATCCTGAGTATGTTGCCCTTAAGGAGACTCTTGCGGAAGTGCGGCTGAATCAAGCTGAACTAGACGAACGCATTGTCAATGGTTATGATCCAGATGATGCGAAGTCTTATCAACCACAAGATGCTGCGGCAACCATTGATGAAGGTAACCCAGCACAGGTTATTCTTGATCAACATGAGATCTATGGAAAAGGTGTCAAGGTAGCAAATCCTGGTTATGGGTTTGGTCCCATTCGGGGTGCCGCTCACATGATGACTGATGCCCAATTCAAGGTTCAAGGCATCAAGGGGCGTCCGGAAGAACTCATTCGTAGTCTAAGTTCAAGGCAAGAACTTCAAGAGCTAGCTGAATCCTCTAAGGAATCAATGGACAATATTGTCCGTTCAGCAGCAGAAGAGCTGGAAGACTTTAGAGGGGCGATGGGTGATCAAAATGTAAATCAGGAAACGTTTTACAATTTGATGAAGCAACGGCAACTGATTGATCCAGAGAATACTACTGGTCAAATGTTGTCGGAAAAGGGTATTCTTGTTACTAAGGCTCTTATCCGTGATGGAGCAGTTCAACTCAATGAGCTTGCCACTAATGCTTCTGCCCTAAGGGAAGCTGGCCAGCCAGTAGGCAACTTGGTTGATCGAATGACGGATCGTATGGTATTCCTGCTTGGAATGCACAAGTACACCGCATACAAGACTGGCTTTAAACTTCAAACCTTTGGCAGTGCTATTGGTCTGGATCGAGAAACAGCCACTCAAGCTGCTGCTAACTTTGAACTTACCACAAAGCAGATCAAAGAATGGGCAATGAAGGTTAAATCTCTTCAACGCTCTAATGATCCAAAAGCAGCAGATGAACTGGATGCTCTGATTAAGGGCATGGTGTTGGCGAATGGAGATCCTACTAAGGTTGTTCAATTTAGCCGCATGGCTGTGGACACCGGCTTTAAGCAGGCCATTCAGGGCATGTACCATTCTATTCTGTCTGGTCCCATTACCCACCTTCGTAACGGCTTTGGCAACACGTATTCCATGCTGGAGCGCCCCTTCTCCACCTATCTGAGGGGCGTGTTTGGAGCGGACAAATCTTTGCGGGCTTCTGCTGTTGCGGGCCTACATGGCATGGCAACTGGAATTGACGAGGCTTGGAAAGTAGCAATGACGACTCTTCGATCAGGGGAATCCGTAAACTTTGATCATAAGTTTGTTATTGAAGATTTCCAAACCAGGGCCATTCTTGAGAATATGCACATTGCTGCCAAGAATCCAGGTGAGAAGCTTGCTGCTGGTATGCTTCAGACTCATTATGACTTCCTTCATAACCCTTGGATTAGCTGGCCTGGCCGGGCATTGATGGCGTCTGATGACTTCTTTAAGTCTATGGCAGCTCGTTATCGCATTAATAGTAAAGCGATGTATGATGCGATGGCCCATTCGGCAGATGATGCTGATGTGGATACGCTATTCAATAAGTATGTTGACAGTTTCTCCAAAGGAATTGATGCACAAACTGGACGTATCAATGATCCAGATCTGCTGAAGTACGCAGAACGTATTACCTTCCAACAAGATCCAGGTTCGTTTATTAACTCCATCTCCAATATGATGGATAACTCTCCTGGTGGTTTGGGTAAACTATTTATGCCCTTTATCCGTACCCCAGCTAACCTGCTTGGGTATGGTCTGGAGCATGTTCCTGGTATTCACAAAGTCATCCGGGGCCTAGGAGATACTCTTGAAGCTGCGGAAAAGAATGGTGATATGTTGCTGGTTGCTGAAATCAGAGGCAGGCAAGCTACTGGAGCCATGTTGATTGGCGCAATGACCATGACTGCTCTTTCTACTGATGTGACTGGTAACTGGCCACATGATGCTAATGAAAGGGCTGCTTGGAAAGAAGAAGGCCGCCCACCATTTTCAATTAAAGTAGGTGACAAGTGGATCTCTTATGCTTCCCTTGAACCAGTAAACTCCATGTTATCTATTGTTGCTGATGCTATTCGATTGACAAAGAT